TGAGGGACATTCGATGTCCGGCACCACAGAGAGTATACACCATTCAATGGGAATGCGCAAGGACGATATTCCCGGGCGCAACATGTAGCAGGATCGGCTGCTCACCGGCAGGGCTCAGCAGCGCGGGGGTTCCGGGGGCCGAGGGCATAGTGACGGAACCATCCTTCGGCGTTCCTGTTCTCTTGTCAGACCAATCTGTTAGCCTTCTGTTAGGATTCGGGCGGACGACGTCCCCGGCGAGCCTTCCGGCTGGAGAATCGTCGTGACGCCCGGCAGCATGTCGGGATGAGTACGGTTCAACAGCAACGTCGAGCCGCGTAGGGCACTGAGCGGCGTGACCGCCACACCCACAAGACGGCCTGTTGCGCATTCTCGAAGGGAGAAGCGATGACAGGCCGTTTGTCTTTTGGACACGATGGGAAGGGCAGCGAAGAGGCACGAAGACGTACGACGGGTTCGCCCTGTAACGACTGCAACGACCGTGAGTGTGAGCGGACGGGCAAGCCTTGTGGGGCGGTGGAAGGGATGTTGCCGGGCGAGCGGACGGGCAAGAGCCACAGGGAACGGCTTGTGGGATTGGACGTGCGGCCCGGAGGGGACGCGCGGAGGGCGGTCGTCGGGTATCGACGCCGGGTGATTGACTTCTTGCGGCAAACCGGCCGGGAGCGCGACGCTGAAATCGCGGAAAAGTTTTTCTGGCGCGGACTGACGCAGGCGCAAATCGCGGCAGAACGCGGGGTTAGTCAGTCCACGGTTTCCCGAGCCCTCCGAGGAATCGAGGAGCTCATGCATAAAAGCTCGCATGGGTGAGAGGATGTATTTTCGCGGGTGTCGGGACGGGCGGACGCCCGGGGCGCGATGCCCCTGTGAAGCGCCGATCAGTCGGCCCGCGAGCCTCTCCGAGCGAAACGACGGACGCTGAACCGCAGAGGACGCAGAGGGCGCGGAGAACGGAATGGGAACACTCGGGAGGGGGGGCGGAAAGGCGACGGATCAGGGCATTCGGTCCTCGGGCGCCGCTCGTGCCACTCCCGGAATGCGCCGGAAGGTGTGGCCCAGCCGACCTCACCGGGGCAAGAGGGACACTCGAGGCGGCTGGGCCGCACGCCCCGGAGACCCGCACCACTTTCTCGTTGCCGAGCGTTGCGCAGAGAAACAGCCGACCGCGGTGAAGAGCTGATATGAGAAAACCCAGGGCGACTCGAAAAGGCGCGAGGGCCGAGCGGAACCAGGAGGCGGGGGCGTTTCGCCTGCGCGGGTGGCCCTTCCGCGCGATCGCGGCTCGTCTGGGTTTCAAGGGGGCGAAGGCCGCCTGCCGCGCGGTGCTGGGCGGCCTCAAGCGGACGCCGGAAGAGCCGCTTGATGAGGTCAGAAAGCTGGAGCTGGCGCGGCTTGACGCGCTGCTCAACGCCCTGTGGGACAGCGCGACGGGCGGTGACGGTCCGGCGGTGGACCGCGTGCTGAAGGTCCTGACGCTGCGCACCAAGCTTCTCGGCCTCGACGGACCCGCGGCCGCGGAAGGAAGCGCGACCGGTCCGGCTCAGATCATTTTGACCTGGAGTGACGATGTCGGCAACGGCGACTAGCCGAATCGCCACGCACGTCAGGCTTCCGGGCCTGCACCGGAGTCAGCGTGAGGTGGCTGATCGCCCCGCGCGCTTCAAGGTGCTGGCGGCCGGGCGCCGGTTCGGCAAGACCCGGCTCGGCTGCGTGCTCTGCATCAAGATGGCCCTCGTCGGCGGTCGCGCGTGGTGGGTGGCGCCGTCGTATCCGATTGCGAACATCGGCTGGCGCGGCATCAAGCAACTGGCGCGGCAGATTCCCGGCTGCAAGGTGAGGGAATCGCACCGGCTCGTGGACTTCCCCACGGGGGGATGCGTGCAGGTCAAGTCGGCCGACAACCCGGACTCGCTGCGCGGCGAAGGCCTGGACCTGGCCGTGCTCGACGAATGCGCCTTCATGCTCGAGGAAGCGTGGCTTGAGGCGTTGCGGCCGGCGTTGTCCGACCGACAGGGCGGGGCCCTCTTCATCTCGACTCCCAAGGGGCGAAACTGGTTCTGGCGACTGTGGCAGGGAGCGAACGGCAACGGTTCCGCCACAGAGGGCACAGAGAACACAGAGAACAAAGGATGGGCGGCGTGGCAATTGCCGACGTCGGACAACCCGTTCATCGAGTCCGAAGAGATCGAGGCGGCGCGCGGCGCCCTGCCGGAACGGGTATTCCTGCAAGAATACCTCGCGGAGTTCGTCGAGGACGCGGGCGGGGTGTTTCGGCGAGTGACGGAGGCGGCGACAGCGCACACGCAGGACGGGCCGGTCGCCGGGCATGAACACGTCATTGGCGTCGACTGGGGCAAGATGAATGACTTCACCGTGCTGACCGTGCTGGACGTGACGGACAAGGCGCTCGTGCATCTCGACCGGTTCAACCGGATCGACTACGCGCTCCAGATGGGCAGGCTGCGGGCGTTGGTCGAGCGGTTCAAGCCGAGGCGGATCATCCCCGAGTTGAACAGCATGGGCCAGCCGCTGGTGGAGCAGTTGCAGCGCGACGGGTTGAGGGTGGCCCCATTCACCACGACGAACGCGAGCAAGGCGGACGCGATCGACGCGCTGGCGCTGGCCTTCGAGCGGGGCGATATCAAGATCATCCCCGACCCGATATTGATCGGCGAGCTTCAGGCCTACGAGGCCGAGCGGCTGCCCGGCGGATTACTACGGTACGGCGCGCCGGCGGGGATGCACGACGACTGCGTCATGTCCCTGGCGCTCGCCTGGACCGCTGCGCGCTCGCCCGTGAGCCGGGACTACGTCGTGGGCTGACACAGGGCCCACCGCACAGGGCGCGGAGAGCGCAGAGGACGGACCGAGGATCGCCACGAAGACACAAAGCAACACGGCAACGGAGTACTTCCTTTCTTCGTGACTCACTGGCTTACGAGAGAACGGACAAGAGATGTCGAAGCTGAGAGAACGATTGGCCGCGGCGCTGCAGCGATGGCTGGGGAAGCCCGGACCACAGGGTCATGCGCAATCCATCGATGAGATGGTAGGCATCCTGCGGGCGCAGGCGGATGACGCCTTTGTGCCGCACGCCCGCATCAACAAGTGGGACGTCCAGAACTACTTCCGGCGCTGGCAATACGCCGCGTCGACGGCGATCGCCGACGCCGGCTGCCTGGCCGAGTACGAGGTGCAGACGCGTCGGGAAGGCCAGTGGGCGGAGGACTCGGGACATCCCCTCGCCGCGCTCCTCCGGCGGCCCAACGCATGGATGACGACGCGCGAACTCATCTACTACCTGTTTCTCGATCTGCTCTACGTGGGCGAGCACTACTGGTACATCGCGCCCAACGGCGTCGGCGAGCCCGCGGAGATCTGGCCGCTCGTGGGCGAGGTCGAGCCGCTTCGCTCCGCGACGGAATTCCTGACCGGATACAAAGTCACCACGAGTACGCAACAAGGGCCGCGCACGCGGACGTTCAAGATCGAGGAGATCGTGCCGTTCAGGCTGCCCATGCTGCAAAACGTCTATGAGGGATTCTCGCCCATGCGGGCCGCGGGCGGCAGCGTGAAGGTGGACGACGAGCTGCTCAAGGCGCAGTGGCACACGTTCCGCCAGGGCGCCTTTCCCTTCGCCGTGCTGCTCATGAGCGAGCAGGACCCGGAGAAGCGCAAGGCGCTGCTGGGTCGGTTCAATGATCTCTACGCCGGCGCGAAGAAATCCGGCAAGACCATCGGCATCAACAAAGACACGATGGACGTGAAGATCCTGAGCAACAAACCGCGCGAGATGGACTTCGGCGACAGCGCGGACCGCGTGCGCGATTCCATCACCGGCATGTTCCGCGTGCCGCCGGTGCTGATGGGCCTGACGCGGGACGTGCAGAACCGCGCGACGGCCGCCGCGGCCGAGTACGTGTTCGCCAAGTGGAACATCCGGCCGAAACTCGCGCTCATCCAGGATCGCATCAACATGGACCTGGCGCTGCGTTACTACGGGCCGGACGTGCGGGTCAAGTTTGAGAACCCGGTCCCGGCGGACCGCCAGCAGGAGCGTCTGGATCGCGACATGCTGCTCAGGAACCACGTGCTGACCATCAACGAGGTGAGAGAACTGCAGGGATACGGGCCGGTCGAATGGGGGCGCCGACCGCTCGTCCCCACCTCCGTCGCGCCGCTCGGCGAGCCGGTCCCGGGACAGGAACGAGAACAGAGTCTCACCGCAGAGGACGCAGAGAACGCTGAGAGACGGAATCGGACTGATACGGCGATTGCGACGGCCGGCGGACAGCGGGCGGTGCGCGGCTTCGGCAGGGCGAACCGGCGCGTCATTGCGACGCACCACGTGGAATTGCAGCAGAGGTTCGCGCGGTCCTACCGAAGGATGTGGACGCGGCTCTTTGCGGAGCTCGAGGTGGAGTTCCTCGGGAAGTGGGACGCCTGCCGCGAGGCGTGCGGCGAGGGCAACGCGTACGTTCCCGTGGCTGCGGAACAGGCCGTGGACGAAGTCCTCGGGGCCGCCGGGCTCGCAGACAGGATGCGCGAGCGCAGCAGACCCTACGTCGCCCGGGCCCTGGTCATGGGCGGCCGGTTCGACGCCAAATTCGCGGACGTTCCCGGCAGCGCTGCCTGGGGAGCGCGCTCCAGGGCGTTCGGCCGATACGCGGCGCTGTACGACGCGAGCTACTACCGCGGGCTCGCGGACCGAGTGCGGCAGCGCCTGATTGATCTACTCGACAAAGGCATGAGGGAACGCGTCCCGGGGGAGCCACTGCGGTCCGCCGTCGTGGGCGCCTTCGCCGCCATGAAGCAGTCGCTTGCCGCGGAGATCGCCGCCACAGAGGCCCCCAAGCTTCTCGCGACGGGCGCACAGGCGTTCCGCGAGGAGTTCGAAATCGAGCACAAGCAGTGGATCGCCCCCGATTCCGACGCGGAGGACGGGCGGGTCGCGAGGAACGCCGAGACGTTCGGCGCCGCTGACGGCGGCGTGATGTACCCCGGCGCAACATCCTGCGCGGGCGAGGCCGGCCACCGCGGTTGTGCAGCCGTCGCCCTGCCGCGACAGAAGGATTAGGAGACACAGAATGCCGGCATTGCTTGAGAACCAGGAAACCGCTTCCGTTCTGCGATCGACACCCGGCGCCCTGCACCGGCTGACCGTACCGGTCGAGGTGCAGGTCCAGCCGCCCCGGGAGGACCCGGAGACGGGCGACGTGACGTTCTGGGCCACGGTGGTCGACACGGACCGGACGCCCAACCGAAACGGATTGGTCTTCGACTGGGACCGGCCCGAGGACGTCAAGCTCGCCAACTTCCTCAAGAACCCGGTCATGCTCTACGCGCATGATTCATGCCGCCTGCCGATCGGCCGTTGGGAGAAGGTCGAGGTCACCGATCGGCGCGTCCGCATGTTCGGGCGCATCCCGGGCGGGCCGGACTACGCCGACCTCAAGCCGATCCGCGTCCGCGTGCGGGACGGGTACCTCAAGGCGAACTCGATCGGGTTCTACCTCCTGCGATGGGAGGAGGAGAAGGACAGGCGAACCGGCGAGGTACTCGCCCTGAAGGTGAAGGAGTTCGAGATCGTTGAGTGTTCGCCGTGCTCGATCGGCGCGCATCCCTCCGCCGTCATCGGCCAGGAGACGGGACCCTCCGAAGCCATGAAAGCGTTTACGGACACGAGGGGCGCCCGTTGGGAGGAGCAGGACCTCTACGACACCACGAGCGGCGGCGTGAAGGGCAAGATGTTCAGACTGTCGCTGCGCGCCGGCGAGCCGAAGCCCTTGAAGCGCCCGACGGCGCAAGAGGAAAGGGCATTCTCGAACGACGACATGAGACGGATGACCGCTGCAATCGAGGCGGCGGACGAACTTGGAGCAGCCCTGCGCGCACTGCTTGCCCGGGGCGGCGCGAGCCGCCGCGGCGAAGACGCATCACTCGAACCCTACGGGACCGCAGGGGCGGCCCCCGGGACTCGGGAAAAAGCGTCTCCGGCCGCGACGTGGCCGACGCCGCCTTTCCAGCGTGAGGCGCTGGTGCGGGAGGTGATTCGCAGGACGCTCGACGAGCCCGATTTCGCGAGACGTCGGGCCGACCAGGCCCGGGCGATGGTCAGGGCCATGGCTGAAAGGAACAGACCAGGGAGGTCAAAGAGTGATGGGTAATTTGTCGATGAGTGAAGGAAGGACGCGGCCGCCCGGCGCGGACCGGTCGGACCGCGATGCCGAGGCGCTTGCGGTGAACCCGCAGGTGGCCGAATGGATGGCGGCCCTTGTAAAGGACGAGCACCTGAGGCTGCTCGACGCCGACAAGGCGCAGATTCTCGAGAACGCGCGGAAGGAAGTGTATCGCAGGCGCGCCGTCGAGACGCTCGCGCTGAGCGGCGGCCCCTCGTACCGTTCGCGCAGGATGAAGATGGAGCCGGACCAGGTGGCCGAGTGGCTTCGCTGTGCGGTCCTTCGATCGCAGGGTGTGCCGGTCGAGCCCGACCCCGAGCTCGACACCGCCGGCGTCATCAGCGGGTATTTCAAACAGAGTCTCGGCTCGGCCGTCGGCACCGCGGGCGGGTTCACGGTCCCGGAGGACTTCCGCGCCGAGGTGTCCGCCAAGGCGGATGAGCCGGCGATCGTCTGGCCCCTGCTGCGCAAGCGGCCGGCCGCGAGCGACACGGTGAAGTCGGTCGAGGTGACCGGTTACGTGACGGTCAACAAGGGGGCCGCGGCCAAGTCGGATTCCGTGACGACCACCGACGAGGTGACCGTCACCGAGCCGACCTACGGCGAGCTCACCTGGAACATGCGGCCGTTCGATGCGCGCGTGCCGATCAAACTCGACTTGCTCGAGGACACCGCCATCAACCTGCTGCAGCACGTTACGGACTTCGTGGCCGACGGCTTCTCCGTCGAGCACGAGCGCGAGCCGCTCGCGGGCACGGGCGCGGCAGCGGACAGGCCGGTCGGCCTGTTCAACGCCGAGGCCGGGCTCAGCACCGTCAGCATCGGGGACAACCTGACCAAACAGAAGTTCCTCGATTTCCTGAAGCAGATCCCGCAGCGCTACCGCATCCGCGCAAGCTGCATCCTCAACACCGATTCGTACTTCTACCTGGTCAACGACCTGGTAACCAACGTGCGCGCCGCGCAGTACATGGCGGGCATCCTCGAACCGTCGCGGATCCGCGAGTCGGCCTATGCGCCCGACGGCAAGATCATCGGCGGCGAC